GACGATATGCAGTTGGTTGCTGGTGGAACTCAAATGCTTAGAATGGCAGAGGGTACTAACCCAGACAGACTAAGATTTGTTACTGACGATAACTGGACTGATGCTAATGGTGATTGGGCTATGTCTCGTAATGTTGTTGTAACAGGTACGCATACTGCTCTAAACGGTTCTTATGCAAGTCGGTTCTATGACTCAGACGATAATGCTTATTATTTAGATCCTGCTTCAACATCTCTTACTAATGTTCTTCGTGCAAACGCAGTTCAATTTGGTGGCTCAACTTATCAATTAGATACATCTACTGGTAATTATGGTTCCATTAGTGTAACTGGTAATAAAGGTGGTTACGCAGGTTATGCTATTAACGATGACTGGGTATTCATGTCAAGTGGAGCTGGTATTGCTGGTATCTATAACGATACGAACAATCAGTGGGCTACGATCTATCGCCAAGCAGGTGATACAGAACTTCATTGGGCTGGTACAGAACAAGCCTCTACTAAAGATGGTTTCTTCTTAGGTACTAATCAGTTACGTTCACCAATTTGGTATGATAGTGATAACACTGCATATAAAATTGATGGTAACGGTACTTCAAGACTATTAACACTACAAGTTGATAACGTAATCCAAGGTAATGTTGATGGTTATGCTCAAACATTGTTACGAAAAGATAACCGTATTATTGAACCAAATGAAGATACTGCGGGTCGACTAACGTTTGGTTTCACATCTTGGAACAACGATAACACTGCACCATATGCCGATTACTTACACTTAAGATCTTACACAGACTCTTCTGGTGGTTCAGATAACTTATTGATGTTTAAAAAGTCTGGTCGTGGTATGCGTCTATGGCAACAGTCATGGAACTCAGGTACAGCCTATTCTTCTTATTCTGATATTGCTATCTATAACGCTAACCCAGGTGGTGGTACAAGTTCATACTTCTATGCAAGTAGATTAGTTGACTCAGATAATACGTCTTTCTATATGGATCCATCAAATACATCAAAAGTTGATGTTATTCAGTTTGCTGATGGTGGTGAAGCTCAATTTATTACGGGTGCTGGTAATGTTCGTGGTTATATCCAAGCTACTGATACAAACGATAATCATTTAATTATTGCTACATCGGGTGGTGAAGACATCGCATTTAAAGATGGCGGATTATCCGGAACAACAAATCTTCTCGTTCGTGGTGACGGTAATGTATTCGTAACAGGCGGAGCTTACGCTGGCAGATATTACGATAGAGATAGCACAGGTTATTATGGTGACTTTGCTAGTACATCGGTAATGCACACACTTGATATTCGTTCTGAAGTATATAACGATGGTTGGTTCCGTAACGATACAAATGGTAGAGGTTTATATAACACTGCAACAGGTCAGCATTTCTATTCAGATAATGATGACTATTGGAACATTGCTGGTGGTTCATCTGCTAATGGTATACGATTTAGAGATGAAAACGCCGGTACTATTCGAGGTTATGTATATGCAAATAACTCGAATGATATTGGTTTCCTTAATAATAGTGCAGGATGGGCATTAAGAACTCGCGGTGGTACAACTGAAGTATATGGTAATATGTATGCCGATGTTTATTACGATCGTAACAACTCTTCATACTTCTTAAATCCAGCCGGTGACAACAGTTTTGCTGGCGATGTTCGAGCAAATAGGTTTATACATAAAGATGATGTATCACAAGACGATACGTTTGGTTTATACTTTTCATCTAATGAATCAGCTGCTTATGCTATTTACCGTGAAGGCGGTGGTTGGTCATATCGTTACCCTGATTTAAGAATTGCTTTCCATACAGGTATTAAGTTTGGTGCTAATGCAAACTATAATGGTATGCGTTTCTATGATGACTACAACATGAATAATCAGGTTATGTCAATCAACAATGCGACTGATCCATTAGGTGCTAATGATGTTTATGTAAATAACTCATTACAAGCACGTAGTTCATTAAGAGCTCAAATATTCTATGACAATAATAACACGGGTCGTTATACAGACCCTGCATCTACATCTCAAATGAATGTTGTACGAGCTGACCAGTTTGATATGCGTGATCGTGGTGACTTTATTACCTTATACGGTGATAACAGCACAAACCACTCAATCTCTGCTAGAGATCTTAATGGTAACACTTCTGACGATATTCGTATCAACTCATATGGTTCTGTGTATATTAACTTAGACTCAAATAACAACAATACTTCTGGCGCAGACTTCTATATTGGCCGACACGGTCAGGCAACTGGTGGTATTGGTAACTCTGACTTGTTTAGAGTTTATGGTGATGCAAACTATGCTTACTCAGGATTTAGCTTCCGTGCGCCTATCTTCTATGACTCAAACAACACCGGTTATTATTGTGATCCAGCATCGTTTTCTAACTTTAATACAGGTATGAGAGGCAACGATATTTATGCTAGGAGTTGGCTCCGAAATGATTCAGCACGCAATGGATTATATAACCAAGGTACAGGTGGACACTTTTATTCTTATCAAGGTCAGTATTGGGCTGCTACTGGTAACAATAACTCTTCATCTATGTCTTTCCAACTTAGAGCGACATATAACGGTACAATGTGTCGTTGGATGTATGGTGACAGAACATGGTCCGGTGATTTAAATGCTGCAGGACAATGGCAGTTAAGAACTCGCCACCAAGATGGTTATTCACCATGTATTAGATTTGAAGAATCAGGTAACGAAAGCTGGACAGGTAACCCAGGAAACGACGTTGGTAAAATTGAATATCACTCAAACCGTTTCTATATCGTTGCAGGCGGAAACTCAAACAGAATTTGTCAGTTTAGACAAAATGGTTCTGATAGATCTTATATCGCAAACGATGGTGTGTTTGTTGGTACGGCTACGTCAGCAAGATGGGCTGACCTTGCAGAGAGATATGAAGCAGACGCGATTTATGGTCCTGGGTATATCCTAGGTATCGGCGGCGATAAAGAAGTAACATTGTATCAACCCGGAATGCCAGTTGCTGGTGCGGTTTCTACAAATCCTGCATACAGAATGAATGAGCATATTGAATATGACAACGATGACTCTATTGAGTCTAAGATGAACCCATTCGTTGCTCTTAAAGGACGTATTCCAGTTCTTATTAATGGCGATGCAACTAAAGGTCAATGGATTATTGCTGATCGTGATGGTAAAGGCCGTGCCGTAGACTATGGTACTGCTGGTATAAATAGCTTTGATATTATTGGTATTGCGATATCTGATAGTGAAAATGGTGAAGTAGAGGTTAAAGTATAGTATGCCAACGTATGCACAGTTAAATACAAATGTAAGAAACCAATGTGGTCGACAATTAAGAACATTTGATAGAACCGTAGGATTTTATATCAACGCTTATGTTAGAGGTTCTAACTGGGGAACAAGTTATACCAGAGGTCAATGGCATTATACGCGGTTTGAATACGTAAATGCAAACTACTATGTATATAACAATTATCTGGATAGCGGTATATACACTGGCGGAATTATTCGTTCTGGTGATGTTATTGATTCTATTCGTAGCGTTGTTCGTAGAACGGTTGATTTATGCGAAGGTAGAATATCTAACAGAACTATTAATGCATATTATTGCCACGCAAGTTGCCATTCTTCGTGTCATAGTTCGAGAGGGCGCCGCTAATGACTATGGATAGAAATGACGTTAGGTCGTGGGTAAGAACATATAGTGGTCAACAATTAAGAACGTTCGATAGAACGGTTGGAATTTATGTTAACGCATATGTAAGAGCTAGTAGTGCTGCTACCAGTTATACTAGAGGACAGTGGCATTACCATAGATTTGAATATGTTAATGCAAACTACTATGTATATGATAACTATGTAGATGGTGGTATCAATAGTGGTAATATTATTTACGGACAGGATATTGTTGATACATTGGAAGATATAACTAGAAGAACAGTTGATCTAATTGAAGGAAGAATGTCAAACAGAACTATTAACGCATACTATTGTCACGCAAGTTGTCATACTAGTTGCCACAGTTCGAGAGGAAGAAGATAAGATGTCAATGCAAAAATCATATTGTAAGCAAATGCGGTACTCTGGTCCAGAAAGCCTAACACCGTCAGATGCTACTAAGTTTGATGTTCTAATTCAAATGGAAGTTTTAGCAGGATGTAATCACGGCTGCTTAGGTTGTTTCGTTGATAAAAACATAGACCCTGCTATGAACCAACAAATTATTGATAGAGCAAAAGAATTAGCAGATGGTGTAAAAAGAACTGGACTTAACTTAAGAGAGTTCGTTATTGGACCAACAGACTTTTTCACTGCTAAAAATACAGAGTCAGTATTAAATAATTCAGTAGTCCAAGAAATTATGAGAGAACATACTGGCGCTCGTATCGCGGCACCTGCTAAATTTGATTTGGCTACTATGGATAAAGTAAAAGAAATCTTTGCCGTACTTGATGATGAGGATAAGTATCGTCGCGAAATGATTATCGAATTTATTATGCCAATCGGTAGAGTAGATCAGATGTTAAACGATGACGAATATTTTAATAACGTTATGGAAAAGGTAGAGTTCTTTAAAAATAATACACCAAAACAAATGGATTGGTCGTGGACATTACAGGCTTCTAACGTTGTTGGTAGAAAAATTGATAAAGAAACTTATAATAAAATTATTCAAAAATCTGTAAACGAATATGAAACAATTGTAGAAATGAACCCTGCTTTCTCTAGAGCCAATTCACAATTGATACAAAGAAAGAATTTATTTGGTTGGAACGATTTCCTTGGTAGAGTTATTGATAAAGATAATGCGCAAGAAACCGTTATGTCAATGGCTAATCTTTATTGTAACTCAATTAACTTTGTTGGACTTACTATTGTCCCAGGAGAAAATGGTCCAACTACACACCTAAATGTAATGCTGCATGAGCAAGCGTTTTTCTTAGGTAATAAAAATTTAGATGTTACTGGTTTAACATTCGAGCAAATATTAGATCGTAAAAATGAACTAGTGACAAAAGGTATAAATAGGTCTAGTAAAGTAAAAGATTGTGCTGACTGTAAATTTGCAGTTGCCTGTGCAAGCAGATTAATCTTTGAAGCCCAAGAATCATTAAACGTCAACGGTTGTGTATTGAACAAAGATGTCCTTGCAGAATATAACCCGTATGATTTTACTTGGAACGATGACGCAATAGAAAAATTAGGAGTAAGATCATGATTGGGCAGAGTTTATATTACTTAAATAATAAAAAGTATATTACGAATACACAAAACGTTGAAACAGTAATTGGTGAATTAAATTCTTTTTACCACACTGCTGAACCAAGACGAATTACTATTGTACAGCCTGACCTTGTAGACTCATTTCTTCAGCCTGCTGAGTATGAAGCGCTGGCAGAAGGTGCACGATCAGGCTCATCAGAACTATTAGATTTTGAAGAATGGGATACTATTGCCAATCCTACTTATATTCAAAATAGTGATAAGCGTATTCTTATGTTTACAGACGAAGAGGATATGATTAAAGTATTTGCAAAATATACTGCTGGTTTGTTAACATCATGTGGTTTTTATCCTGACGCAGATGCAACAACAATTAATGCGATGGTTGCTCATTATATGGAAGCAGTTATTAACCAAGATTTAGTATTATCTTTAATGAGCAACTCGACAGTTTATAACGATGTTAGAAACCATACAAATACTTTATTAAATGCTGAAGGCGAAACACCTTGGGTAATTACATATCAGAATGGTAAAAACTTTAGTTATGACTTGCTATTCTTCTTAAACGATTTCTATTCATGTGCAGGCGTTTCAGAATTGATTGTTGAAAAATTTACTATTCATTCACCAGTTATGGCAAAAGATGTTATGGAACACTTTACTTCACGTCGTCACTACTCGGCATATATTATGTCAGTTATTGATTATATGAATGCTAATGCAACTGAAGAAAATGGCTGGGCTACAGATAAACAACAATTCTTTAAAGACGTATATGTAAATGCTGCTAATAAATCTAACTATACATTAGCGTTTTATAAATTAGAAGAAATGTGGAATAAAGTTAAAGACGACGCTGCCTTTATAGCCGTTCATCAAAATAAAGCTGATACGACTGCTGACGGTTGGGAATACATGGATTTATATACTGAAATCAATAACGTGTTCCCTATTGTTAAAAAAGTTTTAGAAAGAAACTTTAACACAGATAATATTAGAGAAGACTTGGCATTAATTAACACAGATGTTCAGTTCTTTTCAAAACGTCAAAACAGAATTCCATATTTAATTCATAAATACCCATTGATATAAGAAAGTGATTTTATTATGAGTGAAGAGCAAACTTTATATACGCTGCCATTAGCACCGCAAAATTTAGTTGAAATATATAAATTAAAAGAAGACAACGAAAACTTTGTTTTATGGGTAGATTATTTAGCATCAAAAGAAAAGTTATCAGCCAAACATATTCTAATCTATTTGGCCAATACTAATTTTAAAACAACCTTTGCGCAGGTTGACGAAGAACTATTAATAGAATATATTAAATCAGACTTTATCGTAGAAGCACCACTGCTATCACGGTTTGTTGTAATGGCAATCAAAGTAAGATACATGTATGAGTTTAATGGCTTAGAAGAACAATTACTTGGCCTCTTTAGTAAAGAACAATTGCACGACTTCGTAGACAAAAACTATGAACTTATAGAAGATGTTTGTAATGCAATGGCTGAACTTATTCCATTCACACTCTGCAAATTTTACGAAAACTTATCAGATGAAAACAAAGCAATTGAAGTTGATGTAAAAGAAGCTGTTGAGCAAATTGAAGTAACTGACAAGCCAGCAAATTGTGGTCCAAACGTTGCACGCCTTCTTATAGATGGCTGGGATGGTTTCCTATTAGTTTGTTCTATGCTTGGATTTAAACAAGAATATAATAAACAGATGTATAATGATAAACCTGCATACTTTGGTAAAGATTTGTTTTTCTTATTGACACAAAGTAATATTACTAGTAACATTTTATCAATGATGCCTCCTGGGTTTATTAACAGCGTTGAAATTCCAAAACCAAAGTCTGATGAAGATTTACAAGCTGAAATCGAAGCAGAGGCTAAAGCCAATGCCGCTAGTGTAGCCGATGATAGTAAAACTGAATAAAACATATGCAGGTTATTATACGTATGATAAAGATAAGAGCCCTATTAATACAGACTTCTTACGTACTGAAATAAACCTAGACATATTACATGGCTGCGCTCAGTCGTGCCCAGGATGTTTTATTCCACGTAAAAACCTTACTAAACCTGAATACTTAGAAACATTATACAATTTATTAATGGACGGCGCATATTATCCTGACGAGATAACGATTGGACCTACTGACATTTTTGATGCAGAGAACTTCCATGAAATTATGAAACATCCATATATGAAAAAGCTTTACGAAATATCAGCAGTTGGATTTACATCAACATTACTTCAATCATATGCCGAGATAAGAACTAAACTTGATATGATATGGAGTTTATATGAAGGTGTTCATAGAGTACCTGATATTGATTTTAAAATCGTTTTAGATATAGACAAGTACCTTGATGGAGAACTAGACGATTGGAACCGTAAACTTAAAATGTTTGAGTTAGGTTCAGTTCAATTTAGAGTTAATTATCATAAAGATGTATTTAAGCGTATCACATATAACGACTTATGTCAACGGATATATGATGACTATAATGCACCAGTTATAATTACACCGTCGTTTTTAACAGATAGGAACGCGCGTGGTAAAGTAGAACAACACCTTGCAAACTTTAGACGTGAAATGATTGAGCAAGATATTGATAAGAAATGGCTTAACCTTTATACATTTTTTGATGCAAAGTTTAATGGATATGGCTGCCAAAATTATAGCTTCTATAATAATAAACTATATTTAAATCCATTCTTGTATGATGTTATTATTCAAAGAACTCCAAATTTTGAAACAACAATGGATGCGAATACTTTATATGAAAATATAGATTATGCTCAACAGGTTGATGATTGTAATGGCTGCGAGTATATGATGAGTTGTGCTGAACGTAATATACATTTATATATGGAGTCGCGAGGATTAGATAGCTGCGTCGCATTAAAGGAATATATGTATGCCTCTGATTAAAAATAATCTCTATTATGAGATGACGACAGAGACCCAAACTAAGCCCGTCAGCGCTGTTAAAATTCAAATGGATGTACTAGACGGTTGTCACCACAAGTGCCCTGGATGCTTTGTACATCGACGGGGTAACTCTAGTGATAAAAGCCAAGTATATATGGCAAAAGAGTTCATACGTTCTATTACTGACCAAGGGATACTTGTTGATGAAATATTAATTGGTCCTACAGACTTTTTAGCATCAGAAAATTTCTATCAAGTAATGCCAGAACTCGTAGATATCATTAATGAAAACTCACCTATCCTAGCTTTTGTCTCTACTCTTATTGATGGTGATATTAAAAAGTTTTGCGATTTCCTTATTGATAATATTAATTTAGATACTGAAATAGAAATTGGTATCGCTACAAATCCACATAAGTTTTTTACTGACGAATACACAAAACATATATCAGATATGTTAGCCTATATAGATACACACATTCAACATGAGGTTACTTATACGTTTGTTGTTAACATTAAAGATTATGGATTAGATTATGAGGCATTGCATGATCAGGCTGTAAAACGTTTTGATACTATATTAGATTTTATTCCGTCAGTATCTCGTTCGCATAAAGCAAACATAATCTTAAAAACGCTTGATGAGTTTAACGAATACTTTAGCACATGGCACCAAGAGTCCAAGCTAAACAATATTATGGTAGACCATTCTCACGCAGGTATTAATTACACTGTATTAAACTACAAACGCGGTGAATGGTATTTAAGTCCATTTATGTATGAGAACATGGCGATATATGATGATATGTTTAAAGTCAAATCTTTTGATGATGTTGTTCCAATGGTTGAACATCAAATTAAAAGAGCAAAAGGTACTGAATGCGAGGATTGCCCATTATTCTTTAGTTGTTATAACAGAAAAATAATAATGTTAAGGGATTACCTTGGAGTAGACCGCTGCATAGCACCAAAAGAGAATATGCTAAATAATATAAACAATTATAATGGTCCTGCTCAGACAATGTATGGATGGGATGGTTATTCTGTTGAAAACGATAAGAACGGTTATCGTAAAAAGTTTTTAGTTACTGATGATGACGATCCAGAACTAAAACGATTAAAGGATATATCATATGTTAAATAATGATTGGAAAAATATTGTAGACGGTGGGCGAGGTGAGGAATTTACTTCAATCGACAATATGAAAGAATATAAAATACAGGTCAACCTTGAAATACTCGAAGGTTGTTCATATATGTGTCCGGGTTGTTTTGTTAAACGTAAAGGTAATTGGAACCCAAACTCAATCGCAACATTTCATTCCTTGGCATTTGAATTAAAAGATAGAACTGATATTGTATTAGACGACATTGTGATTGGCCCAACCGACTTTTATGGTGCTCAAAATTTAGAAGAGATTATTAATAATCAAAGGCTTGCTGATGCCATATCCATGATGCCTGAAGATAATAGAAATATCCAACATAACTGTTCTATACTCGGATCATTATCTGAAAAAGATATTGAAGGTAAAATAAAAGCTATTGAAAACTCAATGCTAGGCGAAGTAGTCGAAGCATGGGATGTACAAATTGCTTTGGATTTAAATAGATTAATGAATGATCAGGTATACCTAGATGCACTTGATGAAAGAGTTGAAACATTTAAAAATAGTTCTTTAAACTTTGAAATAAGTATGGCTACTAATATCGTGCAAGGTGTAGAAGATATATTATTTCCTGCTATTGAATTTGTTAGAGCTAGGTATGAAACAGTAATCGAAGTATTACCGTCAGTAGTACGTTCTTTTAATCATAGCGCAAAGCACGGAGACAAACTATTTGAATGGAATGATATGTTAACTCGATTGGCTGCAGATCCACATAAGTTTAAAAACAAATTCCATTTCTTACAAGGTGACGTATCACATAAAGCGTTTCATTATTCTGTAGTTAGTATATACCACGGAGATATGTATTTGTCGCCATTCATATATGAGAATGCTCAAATCCATACAGATGATTTTAAAGTTGATAATAGTTGGCTTTGGTTACCTGATGCCGATATTGTTGATTATATATTAAACAAAAAGAACGAGATTGTCAATAGCCAAATTGAAAAAAGTTCTGAAAAAGAGTGTGGCAGTTGTAAGTATTTAAATATATGTGCGAATAGAATGGTTCCAATGATTATGGATACTGTGTTTGATGGAAGAAAAGAATGCATCTTAAATAAAGATGTAATTGGTTTATATGATGATGAGGTATACCATGGGAATAGTTACTAACAATAAGCGTGCTGCACAAGCTGATAAAGATTTTGATTTATCCTTTAGTGAAGGACATGAAATCAAAGTACAATTTAATTGCGAAGTATTATCTGGCTGCGAGTTTAAATGTAAAGGTTGTTTTGTCAATAAACTCGGATCAAATATGGGATCATTTGATAGATTAAACAACGCCATTGATTTATTTAATACCAATGGCTATCGCGTGTCAACCATTAATATTGGTCCAACTGATTTATTTGGTAATAATAATATCACCGAGTTGTTGAAAGACGAAACATTCCGAGAGTGTTTAAGTAAAGTAACTACTATTCAATTCGTTACAACATTAGAAAAGATTGATTTTAATATTATTGAAATGCTGAATAGTATTCCAAAGGCCGAGGGATTTATGTATGATTGTAACATAGCCCTGCAGCCGCCAGTTAATTGGAATGTACTTGAATATAAATTAGGAATATTAAATGAGTTGACAGATGATTTAAATTATTATATGGTATATAATATGGGTAATGATGATGTTGAGAATAATAAAGTACTCGAGATGTCAAAACTTGTTGAGGAACGGTTTGATTCTATACTTACTTTAAATCCATCATTCTTCCGAGCACCTAAATCTAAAGTGCAAAAGCATCTTATTGAGAAATGGAAAAACTATGACTTTGCCGACGACCTTATGCCTAAAACATTTATTGACCAAGCACAAGGTGGTTCTTTAGAATTAAATTATACTTATTGTAACGAACGTTTCTTTTGGACACCATTCGTATATGATATTGCTTTAATTGGTACAGATAATTTTGTGGTCAAAGATGAAAACGATATTGAGTCATGGACTCAAGTAAAAGAAAATAAGTTTATGTCACAGTTGACTTATTCAAGTGAAACTGACAATTGTGCTTCTTGTAAAAATTTAATGACATGTATTGATAAAGGTGTCCTATCTTATATGGAACACCATTCACTTACTGCGTGTGTGTTTCCGGGAGTGATAACGTCCGATAAAGGTTGATGGATATACGTGTTGTATTCTATGCCATTTCTCTTTTGATTCTACCTCATGCATTTTAATATCAAGTTCCATTTCGTGCATTGGGTATATTGACATTAAAGGCGTACCATATTTAAGTGTAACAGTATATTCTTCGTCTTTAATTGGAAACGCTAAGAATACGTTTAATGTGTGTTGGTCATAAAAGTTTGTAATCCCAGGTGATATTAAAATATCGTGCTTACGCAAATCCTCACTATAATGGCATTCAGTAATCATAAACTCTTTACGTTCGCTTGCCTTAACAGCCCAAGGTCCATGTAATTTAAATACAGTTCTATTTGGATATAATGTATCGCCAAATTGTTTACGTTCATGTTGAGATCCATCAAGTTGACCAGAATTATGTAATGGCTCAATGCACTCAACATTGCCATTTGGTTTTACTCTAAAAATACCATCTGACCACAATTTAAGAACGATAGGCTTACGCATATAATCAACAATTCCTGGGCATGTTTTAATCGTCGGAGTTGGAACGTTAACGCCAACCCTAGACCTAAATTGGTCATACGAATTCTTAATAGATTTCCACCACGTTGGTGGCTTAGTTCTGGCTTTAATTGGTTGTAAGTCTACAAGTGTTTGGTGTGCTGTGTAAAAATCAAGTTTAAGTTTTTTCTTTATCATAATTAAATCCTGTTATCAAATTTTGACCTGTTTTGTCCATATAATTAAACCACATTCTCATTATGCAGTCAGGTAAATCGCGTTCTCTGTTTTTCCAATCCCATTGTGTATAGCAGCGGAAACCACATTTATTCCACCACTTACAAGATAAGCAACCATTCTCGTCCATATAGGCTTGCATCATTCCGGCGTTATCTTTAGGTTTGTATTCTGTATTAAAATCTCGTTGATCGTATCTATCCCACCGACAATTTGATGTAGAATTATCTGGGAATATCGTAACCTTGTTTAAAGCCAAGCAATGCATATGGTTACTCTCATTATATATGAGATCTTTAATAGGGTTAATGTCAGGATAGTGATGGTATACAAATTTTAAAAACTCGAGGTACTCACTATCTGATGGAATCATATAATCATATCCACGATCTGGAATATAATCATCAAAGTAAAATTCATCAAACTTTTCATATAAGTAATGGAAATACTCATCGTCGTCTGCCATAAACTTTTTGATTGACAAAGTAGTAGCAACCATATTAATAGATATGATATAATCAGCAAAGTATTCTATATTTTTAGCGTATGGACCTTTTGTTGGTCGCCCGTCAAAATCGTATGAACATATAATATAGGAAGGGATAGCTTCAGCGTTTAAGTCGTCGAGTAGTCGCTGAACTCTATCTCGTTTACTGAATTGAAACGATGTTACCCATACAACTTTAATCTTTTGTTTATGTTCATCAAATATCTTTTTGATTGCTACTAAAAAATCAAAGTAAACAGGGTAAGCCCATTCTGATATTCTATCTTGGAATAACTCGCCACCAACCATATTGATTTGTATTATATCAACTCTGCCTTTCATCTTAATGACATGTTGTTCAACCAAATCTAATTTAGAAAATATCTCTTCCCTGCTCAAACCTACGGTAGATTTTTTATCGTGGTGACAGAACGAACAATTGAGATGACAGTTTTCAAATAAAGTCAACTCAATCTCGGCTATATCCGGACGTTTAGTTTCTAATAGTGTTTTTGTTATTTCAAAGTCCAAATAACATTTCCTCTTTATAGTATTCGTATATGTCAGGTACCATACCAAGTTTTTCGTTAAAGTCTAATTTAAATAATATTTCGTCATATGTATCTTTGTCTTGCCAATATGGAACAAAGTGTGGATCGTTATTAAACAATAAAGCTTCGTCATTAAGCGCATCAAAGAATGGTTCTTTAAAATCTCTGTTTAACCAATGCGCATAACATATCGCAACCACATATGATTTTGCAGGATAAATCCATTCGTCAACATATTCTCTGAAATGTATAAGAGCATAATCAACAATATTATCTGGCTGCCAATTAATTTCTACGTCAGTCAGATCATCTTTAAACAACGATGCCGTTAAATGATATGCGCTTTGCCTAGCTTTCCATTCTTTCATAATAATCTAATAACCCTTTATATCCATTACAACTATTGGTTAAGTCGTGTACATACCGATAATGTTCTGTTAAACATTTCCCATAATAAGAACATGCCTTACATATATCGCTCAAATTATTCTCAGGTTCTTCACGTGCCCACGTTAAATATTCATGGTAAGTGTCGTACTCTTTAAAGTATTCTCTATCATATTTATCAAATTCCAAGACGCCAAATTTTCCACGTGGCGTTATGTAAACGTGGTCATTACTAAAAGCATCATACTTACCTTCTATGCTATTGTATATATTATCAATGTTTTGGAAATTAAAATTCTTTTCTGTATTTGCTTCATCAAACTTAATAACGAAATCTTCAAAGTCTTTATGTGTTACATTATGTTGGTTTGCTTGATTAATTGAATATGGTTTAATTTCAACTGACTGAACATTAGAAATCATATTAAGCGTAAAGATCATAAACTCTACATCCATCTCTAATACTTTTGGCGAGGCTAATATCAATACAGATAAATCTTTATTGGCATTCATCATGTTATTTAAAATGTGCTGCTCTTTTTCTCTGGCATGGAAATCATATGATACGGATAACGTTACATCCTCATCTCTAAAAAAGTCAGGGAATGCCGATAAGTTAGTATTGATATTAATAGGACCTTTATAATGATTGCGTATTACTTTCTTTAATGAATAATAATATTCTGGCGATAGTAAACCAATCTCTCCACCATATAAATCAACATGACCAACCTTGTCAGTAATTTGTTGTAGGCTGTTTTCTAACCATAAAGGAGTAATTTTATGTCTATCGTTTAATTGCTCTGTAGTTAAATAACAGAAATCACAAGCAAAGTTACAATAGTATGTTGGATTAATTGATAGATTCATTAACATAAGGTGTCGCCAATCCCGGATCCATTCCGTTTATTTCAAGTATTCTTGGTGCTAGTTTTTTCATATGATAACAATGATCCTCAGCTTGACCTTCGCGTTTCATATCACGTACAGTTTTCTTACAACCATTACATATATCAAACATTGGACATGTATAACAAGCCATTTTCATTGTCTGTATATTAGGATCATTCTGCAATGGTGTCTGCATTTCACCATTCATCTCTTCTTCAAAATTAATAGGGTAATCGTAATCGTCAGCAAACGAACCACAAGAATAGTAATCACCACCCGGATTAAATGCACGAATACCACTATCGCATTGCCTATTCTGTGGGCAAGAGGTGTAACTATTTTTATTTAATCTTACCATCATTTGTTTAGTATTGTGTTCATATTCTGCTAAGCCCATATCATATATCTTTATATAGGTTTCGTATATTTTACTTAGCCTAAACGTAGAACCTTGTACGCCAGAAGCCATAGCGTAATTAAGTTTACATTCAACTCCCATTTCTTTAGCAAGCTCTACATTTTTAATTGCATCATCAAAGTTTTCATCAACGATTACAGAAATAAAACTTGGACGTTCACCAGTATGTTTTAACATAGCATCTGATACCCGCCAAAAATCTTTTTCAGTAAACTCAGAGTAATCACCTTTTAATCTTCCACCACCATATTGAAATGATGTAGTACATCCAAATCTTTCGTGTTTAAATAAAGGTAACCATTTCTCTGGTCTAATAAGGAATGGCCAAAGATTTGATGTAAAACTAATTGATGCAGGGTAATCGTGTTCGTCAAGGTGAGCAATCAAATCCCAATACCATTTTGGATCAACCATTAACGGATCACCACCATTTACAATAATCGTATTGGTGTCAGGATAGCGTTTTAGAAATTTATAAACATATTCTAAATCAAGTAAACCAGCCTTATCAGCATCAATATCAGTTGATGAACAGAAGGTACACTTGAAATTACAAGCCTCTGTTGGTTTAATAATTAAATCCATCCCTTATCCTTTGCAAGTTTCATCATTAATGTTTTAGGTGCTGGGCAAACATCTTCCATCCATTGAAGTTGGTGACAATCAGAATGGCAATATATAAACACAGGACAATCATAACAGCGTGGATCTCTTTCGTGCATTTCACATGATATAACTTCCATACGTTTTGGCGATTGACGAACTTCTTTTGCAGGAGTATCAATAGTACCATACCATTGAGTTGGTGCAGTGTTAGGACAACCGGCTACAGTCCCATCGGCATTGATGGTATGTAATTTTTGTTCGCAGTCTCTACAAAAAGTTCCGTTAAAAAATTGTCCTTTACTAAACTTATCATAAACAGAACCAAGAAACGCATTGGCTACAGGATGGTCTTGTGTAGTTTCGTGCATCTTCATCCAAAAGGCATCTAACTCACTGTTATGCGGAAAAATATCTAAGTTAATTGTTGCATTACCATCATGTGTTAAACGCTCATAGTTTATACACTCAACACCTAATGAATGCATATAGTCAGCTATTTCAAGCGGATCCATTTTAACTACATCTTTTGAGACTGATATAAAACATTTAACAAAACATCCTTCGTCAACTAAACGTTTTACATTGTCTTCCCATAGTTTACGCTGCTTTTCGTTAGAGAACCTAATGTTTGGATCCCAAGATGTGCCTACAGAACCACCATCTAATAATTTTAAAAACTCAAGTCTTTCATCAGTAAGTTTATAAACCAAATTAGTTGTAATACCATGCGTACATCGGTCACCCCAATGTTCTTTAGTAATATTATAAAACTTCATTAGGTCTGCCATAGGTGCTAATAAAGGTTCACCACCGTGGTATTCAAAATGTATTTCGTTTGTACCATCACACAACTCATTACACCACTTAGCAGTCTTTTCAGCATCAAAGTAGATTTTTCTACCGTTAATACCAGACGTAAAGCAGTGTGCGCAATTAAGATTGCAGGTTTCAGTCGTTTTTACGTATACGAGTAAGTGTTTCTGTATCGCCAATGCCATATGAGATCATCAATGCCTTTTCATAATTAAGTGCTCTGTGTTTAGTATTTTTAGCAATACCAATTTTGTCGCGAGGTCCTAGTGTATATTCTTTACCATCTATTTCTAAAGTCTTTTTACCGGCTATGCACTCTATTAAAATATCTATAGGATCCGTGTGAGTATCAAACGATGGACCATTGTCATTGTTATAGAAGATGTGTGCAGTTCCAGCTATATGTGGAAACCATTGCTCGGCTTGTTCTACTTTAATCGTAGCTTTGTTTGCTAATAAAATTGTAATAGCACCAAGGTAAGAAATGTATTCTGAATGTTCTAAATAATGTTGATTGCCGTTATTATCTATATGAGATACATCATGGTTCTCAAAGCATTCTTCTGTCATTAACCAGTTTTCAAATTCTTCAAATGTTTCTATCATAATGTAGTTCCAATGGTAATATACGATATGTATTTATAATACCACAAAGAAGCGAATATGTCAACCAGTTATATGTTATAAATAGATTCATATATTATGGAGATTGTGTTATGGAATTTAAAGAAATGTGGCCAACAAAGATTGGCTCAGGAAAATTTGATACTGATGGATTAATAGAATATATTTTTACTAACTATGATTTAAATAACATGGAAGGTGAAGTAAACGGTGGAAATATATTCAAAGATAATTCAGATGAAATGAATAAATTTAAAGACATGGTATATAGCAACTTTGATCGCTATCTCTATGCAAGCATTGGAAAACATATTACAGATTATAAAGCGCACGAGATGAAAGCGTGGATTACTGGTCATGGAAAAGATTATAACATGACTATACATAATCACTCAGGTGCTCATTTGTCTGGTGTATTTTATATACTAGCTGAAGACCAAAACTCTGGTGGCGATATTGTTTTTTCAGATCCAAGAACAAACGCAAATCGTGGCTACGATGATTGGTGGAACGATGTATTTGATAAAAAAGCAATCACACCAAAAACTGGAGATTTTATGATATTTCCAAGCTTTACATACCACCACGTCAATCCTTATTATTCTAGTCTTAGAATATGTGTACCGGTTGACTTATATTTGTATCGCGGTGGGTAATGTATAAATAGAACTATAAATTAAAAGAGTGTAAGATGAATCAAACACTATAATTAAATGGAGACAATAATGGCATTTACATATACTTATTCTGTCCGTAACTTGAAGGTACAAGATCAAGTAAACGCGGCCGGTGAAACTTTAACAAACGCGGTAGTTCAAACTTACTGGGAAATTCAAGGCACAAATGAAGCAGGACAAGTTGGAAAATTTTCTGGCGCAACTCCATTCTCGGCTGCCAATGTACCAGCTGGATCATTCACGGCGTTTGAAGAATTAGAAGAATCGCATGTAACAGGCTGGATCGCTGCAGTGATTAATGCTGATCCACAATACAAAGCGCATATTGATGATCAAATCCAAAAAGATATTGACATAAATGTACAAACTGAAGTTTCTGGTCCAGAATTACCTTGGGGTGTAGAACCTGAAGCTCCTGTAGAATAAGAGTATGAGCATGACTTATACTTGGGAGATACTAAAGCTTGGAACATTAGACCAAACTAATGCCGCAGGTGAAGTTTTATCAGATGCCATCATTTCTGTTAAATGGAAAAAGATAGCAACCAACGAGGCGAATAAAAAAGCAAGCTACGTTTCAACTACAAAGCTTGACTTATCAACAACATCGGCTGCAGATTATATTGATTTGGATAGTGTTACTAAAGCCAATGTTATAGCGTGGGTTGAAGAAGCATTAGGTGCTGATAAGATTGCCACTATAAATAATATTCTCGACTCAAAGGTTGAACAAAATACAATGACTATGATTACCCCTAATTGGTAATTATCTAAACTTTATATTATGGAGTTATTATGCACGATTTGCACATGGGTGGCTTGGCCACATATGCTTTAAAACGAGGTGGTTCAATCCATCCTATTATCATACCAACAGAAGTACTTGGTAATGAAACTGGGATTATGAATCCCTCGGTTTTTCAGCACAAAGATAAACTCTTTATTAACGTAAGACACGTTAACTATTATCTATATCACAGCGAAGGTAAAAAGTTTCCTCATCAGTGGGGTCCTTTGGTGTACATACATCCAGAAAATGATGTAACACTTACAACTCATAATGTTATGTGCGAACTTGACAGTAATTTAAATATGGTCAACGCACAGCGTGTTCATATGGCTTTAGATACAGGTAAGCCGACATGGAACTTTATTGGTTTAGAAGATTGCCGACTATTTAGTTGGGAAGATAGAATGTTCCTATGTGGTGTACGCAGAGATTGTTATGATGATAAAGGCCGTGGTCGTATGGAAATGGCAGAGATTGAATTTATTGATGGTCAATGGACAGAGGTTTCTCGTAATCCTATTCCTTCTCCAAATGGTGATAAATCATATTGCGAAAAGAATTGGATGCCAATACTTGATATGCCATACCACTTTGTTAAATGGACTAACCCAACACAAGTTATCAAATACGATATTGAAACGCAAACAACTGAAGACGCGGTATATGATAAAGACAAATATATGGAAGCCAATAAAGACTTTAGAGGTGGTTCACAAGTTATTCGTATTAACGATAACCAGCGAATGGCATTTATCCACGAAACAAATTTACTAAGAGATCCTTTTGGTAGAAAAGATGGTAACTATGCGCATCGAGTAATTATCTGGGATAACGATTGGAATATTGTTCATAAGTCTAGAGAATTCCATTTTATGGGAACGTATTACGACCACGTAAAAGGTCAGGATTATAATATTGAGTTTGTTACTGGTGTTGCGATAATAGGGGACGACATTCTAATATCTTATGGATGGCAGGATAACGCTTCTTATATATTAAAGCTGCCTAAAACAGTGTTTGCTAACTTTTTGGCTATGGGTGAAATATGATATTTAAAAATAAACAGTTATTGCATGATGTTATTATGGATTATGATAATCCTTTTAAAATGTTTAATTTGGCAAAAGAATATGATAAATTAAAACAAGGTGCTGCTGCCTTTGGCTGGTATTTACGTGCTGCAGATTTTTGCGAAGGTGAAACAGACGAAGAAAAAGAACTTCAGTATAGATGTATGGTACTTGGCGCTGCATTGTTTGCCAGATCAGAAGCCAGAAATCAAACGGTTAACGGTTTAATTAAAAGTGCCATATCAGTTTTACCTGCGAGACCAGAGGCTTATTATTGGGCTGCTAAATATTCAATAGAACAAAGTAATTTTAGAGATGGAGCGATGTACGCCAAAATGGGTATGGATTGCGAAGACGTTGAACCAAATAAAGAATTAGATTATCCCGGATCAGTTGGTTTAGAATATTGCTTTGCTGTATCTAAATGGAAATCAGATGGGCGAGATGACTCTAAAAATTTATTCTTTGATTTAAAACATAAACGTAAATTAGATATGAATAAAGAAATGCGCGAAAGCGTTGATTGGTGGATAAGTCAAGTTGGCTATCCTAGTACACTGCCATATACCGATGCTGAAAGTAGTAAATATAAATTTACATTTGATGGTTTAGATAAAGTAAAGAAAAACTATTCTCGTCACTTCCAAGATATGTTTGTTTTATCAACTTTAAATGGTAAAAAGAATGGCACGTTTATTGAAGTAGGATCAGGTCACCCGACATTGTTTAATAATACATACCTATTAGAAAAAGACTTTGGCTGGAAAGGCTTATCAGTTGATGTTTCTGAAAGAATGTGCGCTATATTTAGTAGGAAACGTAACACAACCGCGGTTCTTGCTGATGCGAGTCAAGTTAACTTTAAAGATTTATTTAAACAAAACTGTATTGAACAACACGTAGATTTTTTACGTATCAATGCAGATAACGCATCTTTAGTAACATTAGAAAATATACCATTTAACGAATATGAGTTTTCAATAATTCAAATTCAACACAACGAATGTTGGTGGGGATCGGATCTTAAAGATAAGACCAGAAAAATACTAAAAGAAATTGGATATATATTGTTAGTACCAAATGTTGCAGTTGATGAAACAAATGCGTACGAAGATTGGTGGGTACATCCCGGGTTTGTTAACCAAAATATGCGTACAAACAAAAAGACCAATTTTGCTTGGAATTATATGATGAAGGAGAGAATGTAATGAAACCGGTAATTTGTACAGGTGGGTTTGATCCCCTACACTCAGGACATATTGAATATTTTAAAGCAGCAAAAGAACTTGGTAGTATTTTGTTTGTTGGCGTAAACAGCGATGAATGGTTAACTCGTAAAAAGGGTAAACCTTTTATGTCTGTTGAAGAACGCATGGCTATTATTAAAGAACTTGGCTGTGTAGGCCATGTATTTACTTTTGATGACTCAGACGATACTGCATGTGATGCTATTCGGTATGTAGCAAAACAAGCTCCACGAAATTCAGAAATCATATTTGTTAATGGCGGTGATCGTAAAAAAGGAACAACGCCAGAAGTAGAGTTTGCTAAAGAATTACGTGATGAGTGTAATGTATCGTTTATGTTTGGAGTTGGTGGTGAAGATAAAAAGAACAGTTCATCGTGGATCCTAAAGGAATGGGATAAGCCAACAACGCAAAGACTATGGGGTAAATATAGAGACTTAGACCAAAATGGTCATTGGAAAGTAAAAGAGTTATCGGTTGATGTTGGTAAATCATTATCAGACCAACGCCATTTTGTTCGTTCCGAACATTGGCATATCGTTGATGGTGAATTAAAAATGGATTTAGAATTTAATAATGGTTACTCTACATCTAAAGTATATAAAACCGGTGACAGTATTGATATTCCAGTAAAATGTTGGCATCACGCGACCAATGTTGGCGACCGTCCAGTCAAAGTAATTGAAGTATGGATGGGAAATACTCTATCGGAAGATGATATTGAACGAAGATAACATTATTATTGTTTTGTAGTAGATAAATCTATTATACCACACTGGATTTATATGTCAACTCTTTTTTTATAAATATAGATAAATAATATTGAAACAAAGGAGAGAAAGATGGCTTTTCAGTTATCACCGGGAGCTCGT